AGCAGCAGAATCGGCAGCTGCAGCCGATGCAGCTCTAGATGCTGTTGTAGCAAATGATGCTGATATAGCTCTAGATGCACTAGTAGCAAATGATGCCGACGTTGCCGCAGATGATGTAACTGCATAAGAAGCTGACGTAGAAAAATCAGCTTGTGATGAACTATTAATATATAAAACATATGATGCTGTATGAGCATATGATGCGGTACCATGCAGTGAGCCAGTAAATCCACGTGTTGCAACTGCAGAACCAGAAATAGTTAATGAACCAGACAGCGTAATTGCTTCCGGCTCACTACCCATTAATACATCATAAATATCAGAAACGTAACTTGCAGATATTAAAGCTCCGGGTACAATTTGTGAATAATTTGTAGATAATACACCCATGAATTTCCTTTTTATATAAATATACAAACAAGAAATTCATAAATAATTAAAAATTAATTACACGACCTATAATATCAGTATCGGGAAATTTAACTTCAAATATACTAGGATCCATCGATGGATATATCACTCCACTTTTAGTAGCCTGTGTGATATTATATACATTGCCAGAATATCCATAATCGCTATCATATAAGTTTTCAATATTGATACTATTAACTGACTGTACACCTTTTGTATTAGCTAACACCGTAAATATATCAGAAATAATTATTGGTTGATTAATTTGCCATTTATCAATATCAAAAAACGATTTCACGTTATTAATACATTTAAGTAAAACTTCGTTACTATTGAAGTTAGGCAATACCATAATTTCAAATTTAACTTGTATATTAATAACAAATGCATCTTTTATATTAATTGCATCAGTTAAAATTCTATAGAAATTTAAATAAGTTTTTAAATTATTTTTAATTGCTGAATTAGCTGCTGTTAGTTGCTTATTTGAATTGTATGATAATACATACATATTCAATGCCAACGGATTCGGTACACGACCTGGCGTGTTCATATTAAGTTGATCGTCTTGATTTATAAATGCTTTTGCTACACTACCAAATTTAGCTGGCATAGAATAAGCTCGTATTATATTATCTTCCAATGTTACATTACGTAACTGTGTGGAAAAATTAGCTAATGCATTTTGTTTTACAGCATCTAAAGATTCAGAACTTTTAGCACCAATTGCTGGAAATTCATTATTAACAGTAACAGTATCTTTAATAAATCTAACAGTAGTTGCATTTACACTTGAATTAATATCAGCTGTATATTCAATTTTATCTATAGTAACTAAAGAATTTGCAGGAACATTATCAGATAATCCATTTCCAACCGTATACGTTACAGTTAATGTAGTGTTACTAGGTGATTGTCCATATTCAGATGTATACATAAAATTTGCAGGATCAATATCAATATCGACAGCACGTCGTATGTTTAATAACCCATTTCCGACGTTCGTTGGATTTGGTATTAAATCAATATCATTATTATTTGATACACCAGCACCGAACTGAATTTCAACCAAATTATCGGATCTACGTCTAGATATAAATCTTTTAGATACTTGTTTTAATTTTAATAAGAATGGAGTATCTGCACGGAACTTGTATAAGTCTGGGTCATTTTCTATTATATTCGGTATGTCTTGGAATATAGTATCCTGTGCTAAATATGGTACTTCATACCAAGTATTAGATTCCGAATCTATGACTGATATAATCTCAATTACTCCAGTATCTGGCAATACGATTTTATCATATGCAATTGGATCTGTAAATGTAAATGTTGCTGTTTTTATGTTACCACTAACTGCTCGTACTGTTTTTTGTAACAAATAATAAGTTGGCAATTGTGTAACTGGATCTGATTCATATACTTGTGCCGGGACGCCTGATGATGTTACTTTAAATTCAATCGAATCTAAAATACGGAATACAGCGTTACCTGTATTTTGTTTAACAATCATCGATGGTTTTATAGTTAAGGCATAATTATAATCCGGCCGTACAGCTGCTCCAGTACCTGTTGCTGGTACTAATTGATATACGGTTAAATCTACATGAGCTGGTCTAACATCATTTGGTGTATATCCTAATGTTTTAGCAATATCAAATACATTTTGTCGTTCAGATGCTTGTGTAATTAATGATTCTTTTAGATTCGTATCTGCATAAAATGACAGTACATCCCCTACATATGCAGACATCTCCATAAACATCATACCCGGATCAGACTCATTAAAATCTGTATATGTGTTAGGAAAATATTGTTTTGCAAAATCAACTAGATTTTTTCTAAATTGATTAAAATCTTTGCCTAAATACGAAATATCTTTTTTTGTTTCCATGTAATTACATTTTTCTTGTTATGCTATAGTAACCATACTATCTGTCGTTGCACTTATTGTTATAGAAGCCGGACTAAAGTTTAATACTGAATATGATAATTTAATTGACACCGTATTATCTTGGCTTTCTAACTCATTTCCTGTTTTTATAACAATATCATCAATGTTGATATACGGTAACCATGTATTTACTGTAGAAACTAATATATCAACTATTTGTGGTTTTAATTCATCTACATTTGGTTGAAATAATATACTTAATAGTTTAGATCCAAATGTTGGTAACATGTAACGTTCGCCAATGTTAGTTAACAATAAAGTTTTTAAATTTTCTTTAGCTTGTTGATTAACATCATATAGTGTAGTAAATAATCCATTGTTACTAGATAATTTTATACCATATGGCGTTTGGGACGTATTAGTCGTTGACGGAAGCGATTCAATTACATATGCCATTTATTATTTTCCTTTTTTAAACATCGAAGAATAATCTCGCATCATTGCATTTTCAATAGATTCCGGTACCTCATAAACCTTTCCAGTTTCCAGATCTTGTATAGTTGGAGGTAATATCTGTCCTACTGATTTATTTCTTGATATATTATTTCTAAGTTCACCAAACCCTCGGGCATCTTGCGATGTAAATGACATCGTATCAACTCCTTCATTCATAATATCTGAAAAACTATTCATTGCAATCGGCGTATCTTCGATTAGTGGATCTGTTTGATTAAGAACTGATGCCCATCGATTTTCTTGAAACTGTACAGTTGGTTTACGTTTAGGAGCCGGCGGATTTTGACGACTTGACATACTAGCTGTATGTTTAGGTTGTTTCATTTCCGTAATCGTTGATTGTAATCCTTCACGAAGAATTTCGGTTAATTCTTCTTTTATAACTTCACGTACGGCTACTTTAAGTGCTTTAACTAATGTTTTTGTATCCATATTATCTTTTTAATATAAATATGGATACAATGAATATTATAATATTAATTATGTATTTTGAGAATCTGGGCCTACGCTTACTTCTTCTTGGCCTCCTTTTTCATTAGGATCTTCTTTGTTATATTCAAAAGCTGCACCTTCATCGACAGAAACCCATGAATTTTTAGTTGGCTTCGGCCCTAGTATTACATTATTTAATGTATCAACATAAAAATCTCCAGCTTTACCTAAATCTGATTTAGGATCTCCCTGACCTTCATATACTTTACTAGGAGCTTCTTGTAATGATTTTATAAGCTCATTTTGTTGGTTAATTCCCTGTTCTAATAATGATTGTATGACATTTGCACGATCAATTAAATCTGCATCTGACACATTATACTCAGTATAAAATTCCGATGGAGATTGGGCATTAAATTTAGTTACAGATTGATTAACAATTTTATCATTACCGGCACCAGCAGACCCAGTTGCAGCAATTGCTGTTGAATTACCCGATCCAATCACTCCGTCTAATATGGTTTTTGATACTTGTAATTGATCAACTTGACCATTACACACTTGACCGATCTGATCTATACCAGCAGTAATCATCGGTATCAATGATGCTAATTTATTAACCATATCAGTTGGTATAGTTTGCAATAACGATACCGAATTAATAGTATTAACAATCGCCGCATCCTGAGCTGCTAATAATTGTGCAGCAACAAATGCTGGTCCAACAACAGGTAGAAATGCATTAGCCAGAAATATAGTTGTACGTGCAGCAACGGCCGCATTTACTAATGTTTTAAATTTATCTACAGTTTCAGTTAACGTGCCAATCATAGTCTGTACAGCTGTTAATTGCGATTGTATATCTTTCAACATTTGTTTTATTTGTTGAATCCTAGGATCATTACAGTTACAATTTTTTGGTAACTTTGTTACATTTTTTATAAATTGTTCGACTTGAGAGAACAATGCATTGAATTTTTTATCTAATTGATTTTTTAAACCTAATAACAGATCTCCAGGTTGATTTGCTGTTTTGTCTAATGGTGGAATAATGGAACTCATAATTAATATGTATTTTTTTGTATAAAATATTTCGAACTTAATAAATTTTGCAATTTTTGTCTTGCATTTTGTATATCTGTATTTTGTTTGAATGAACCAAGTGCACTGCCACATCGTATCGGAACTGACAATTGATCTAATATATGATTTAAAACCTGTAACAATACATTTCCATGTACCATAGACTCCGAAGCTGCATCATTACCTAATTTAATATCACCAATTGTATTTAATACTATTGCTTTTGGGGAATCTAATACAACTATATCGGTTTTTGCTTTTAATACGATACGATCTGCAATACCAATCAATTGCGGTTTATTAAAATCAGATTCATTTGGCAGAAACGATGTCAATGGATTTCTACGAGTAGAATGACCTAAAGATAGTGATGGTATTTTTTGAGTAGTAGTTAAATAAATTGCTGACTGATCGTTTTCTGTATTTTCAATTGAAAATTTAGTACGGTCATGATCTGCATTGGTATTTGATAAAATAATAATTGGATCTGTAGCTACGGTACCTATCCAAGACGGATTATGACTATATGATTCACTTTCATAATTAGTACTACTTAAACGTATAGTATTACCCCAACGACCTTCCAATAAAACATCTCCTTTAAATGGCTGTTTTGGAGAAATGTCTGCAGGTTTAAATTCATAATCTTTTATTTCTGCAAATTGAGATTCAATAGTATTAACTGG